ATTAAAATCATTTGTATTTAATATTTCGCAGTTTATTCTATTAAGCTCTACTCTATTTATTCTATAAATATAATCTGGAACTCTTTTGTTTACTCCACCACCTCCAGCGCCAACGTATATATTATTGTTATTTATTCTTCCTGCACCATCAAATCTTTCAAATATCTGTAATTTTTCTTGTAACATATCATCAACGTCAGCATAGTCAGTTTGATTACCATGTACTCTTCTAAACTGATTTAAATCATAAAAATATTGCTCAAATATTTCCATCTGAGCTTGGTTTGCGAGTAAATTAAACTCTTGAGGCGTTATATAACCTCTTTGCTCTTTGTTAGCCAAAGTTAAAACTCTTTGATATACTGTATCTATACTTGCAATCGCCCCGTAGAGCGACTGCATCTACAGTTAGATTAATTTAATCTTTTTTCAATATTGGAGTAAATCTCCATGCCTTCATCAGTTTTAAACCAAGCGGCTAAAGCTGAATAAGGATGTTCGTCAAACGGAACGTTCATTAGTTTTCTATCATTAGATCCCCATAAAAAAGTTCTTTGGTCGGAAGATAATTTTAATATCCCCATTTCTGTTGCTCTAATACCAAAGTTTCTAAGCACAACATTTTCATCATTTACTAGCTCTAAGAACAATTCAGGATTTCTTCTAGCATATAATAATAAATCTCTTTTAAGCTCCTTAGAACTCATGTCTGATACCTTAGAACCTACTTCAACTCTCATAATAGCTTCGGCCATATCAATGTCAATATTTTTAGCAGCATTTAATGCTTCTATTTCCATTTCTAACCAAGCTATTTCACCCATTGCTTTTGCAACTGGCTTTTCTTCATAGAATATTACACCTCTGTCTGGGTGGTATAATGAAAGTAGTTTTTGTAAAGTTGTTTTTTCTTTTTCAATTATTAACATACCGTTTCTAAAAACAATATGTTCTAATCTTTGGTCACCTTTCATTTCATCAACAAATACAGTTTTTTGATTTTGACAGTATTTAAGTTCTCTTTCGTAACCTTTCTGTTCATCAAACCAATGTATGTTTGCAGATCTAATAGATCTTGACAAAGGCTTTTTACCACCTTTTAATCTATATATTCTGTTTTTTATTTCCCAACCGTCTTGTAAAACTTTATTTTTCTTTTCAACTCTTTTTGGTGTTGGAGTTTCTACAACTTGAGTAACTTCTTCAGTTACTATTTCTTCTTTTGTTTCTTGTTTTTTTGCCATAATATAATATATAATAAAATTAATAAAAATAAAGGGTCGAGGCCGAAGCCCCG